ACAAAATCGGCTAATATGTTTCAAAACAAATACAAGGATTAAATGGAAATCAAAGACCAGGCGGACAGAGCGGTGGAAGTGAGCCGATCGAACGAAGCCAAGTTGATATTGGAGAGTAAACTTTTTCAAGAGAGTATGGAAACTCTTAAAAAATTTATTCTGAGGCACTTCTTGAAAAAACAGGTGCTAACGAAAGTGAGACCAGAGAAAAACTTTGGAATCGCTTATAATGTGTAGGCAAAGTTGAACAACACTTGCATACAATAGTTGAAACTGGAAAACTTGCATCTAAACAGTTGGAAGATTTTAGGAAACAACAGAATAATATAAAATTTTAACCATAAAGGTTAAAAAGCCAAGTCGAAAGACAGCTTAACAATAGGAGGACTTAAATGTCTAACGAAAACCCACTACTGAACAATGCTTCAGTGGACGGTGCGGCAAAATCTATTGAAAGTTTAATGGACTCCAAAGGAGTTATCACTAAACCTCAAAAAGAAGCAGCACCAGTTGAACCAGAAGAAACTACAGAAGTAGAATCTGAGGTTGAACAACAACCTGAAACTCAACTTGATGAAAATCAAGAAGTTGAAGATGAAGAAACAGCATCACAAGATGAAGTTGCAATTGAAGAACAAGAAACTAATCTACACCAAGTTACTGTTAATGGTGAAAAGATTGATGTTGACCTTGAAGAATTAAAAGCAGGTTATCAAAAAGATGCCGACTACAGACGAAAAACTGAGGAGATAGCAATCGAAAAAAGAGAGCTTAAATCTGAAGAAGATCGTTTGAAAAATCAGTATTCGACCAAGATGGATGATTTAAATTCCTTAGTGGTTACTTTAAATGCTGAGATTAACAATGATATTAATTCTAAGGAGCTTGATGCTCTTTGGGATGAAGATCCAACTGAAGCTGCTAGAGTTGATCGTAAAATTAATAAACGAAAACAATCAATTCAACAAGCACAGCAAAAACTGAGAGAACACCAACAAGCTCAGTTTCAGGAAGTGTTAAAAGGTGAACAAAAAAAACTTACACTTAAAACATCCTGTACTTGCTGATCCTATAAAGGGTAATTCGGTGAAATCAGATATTATGAGTTATTTAAGTTCTAAAGGCTTCACAAATGATGATGTTGCTAGAATTTATGATTCAAGATATTTTGATGTGATTATGGATGGAATGAAAACTAGAGCGAATAAACCCAATCTAGTTAGTAAAAAATAAAACCATCTAATGTTGTTAGGTCAGGCGTTAAAAACTACTAAAGAAGATGTAAATAGTCAGTCTAGGTTGAAGAAGATTAATGCGTTGAAGAAAACTGGAAGCACTAAAGATGCTACCGATTTGCTGATGCGTTATCTATAACAATAACCTAACGGAGAAAACAAATGGCTAAATACCAAACATACCAAACAATCGGAATAAGAGAAGATCTTGCGGACATAATTTATTCAATTAGTCCAACAGAAACACCTTTTATGTCTGGCGTTGCAAAATCTAAAGCAACTAATACAGTTCACTCATGGCAAACAGATGCACTAGCAGATGTTGCTGCAAATGCAGTTGTTGAGGGTGCTGATATTTCTTATGGCACTATGTCGCCAAGCACATTAGAAACTAACTATACTCAAATTTCTACTAAAGGAATTCAAGTATCTGGTACTAATGAAGCTGTGACTTCTGCTGGAAGAAATAATGAGTTAGCTTATCAAGTAGCTAAAGGTGCGAAAGAATTAAAAAGAGATATGGAAACTGCTCTTTTATCTAACGTAGCTAAAGCAGCTGGAGACGCTTCAACTGCAAGAAAACTAGGTGGAGCACCAACATGGTTCGAAACTAATGTTGATGCAGGTGCAGGTGGATCTGGTGCTGGTAATGGTGCAATCAGAACTGATGGTACTCAAAGAGCATTTACTGAAGCTCAATTAAAAGGCATCTTAGTTAAATGTTACAATGAAGGCGGAAACCCTAACATGATTATGGTAAATGCTTTTAACAAACAGAAACTATCTGGCTTTACTGGTGGATCTACTAGATTTGACGCTGCTGAAGATAGAAGATTAATTACTTCTATTGATGTATATGAATCAGACTTTGGAACTATGCAAGTAGCTCCAAACAGATTTATCAGAGGTGCTAATGGTACTGCTGCTAAAATCGGTCAAGATGCTCATGTCCTAGATATGGAATACTGGGCAGTTTCTTTCCTAAGAGATTTCTCTCTGCAAACACCAGCACAAACTGCTGATGCTGACCAAAGATTTATGGTTGCTGAGTACACTCTTGAAGCAAGAAATGAAAAATCAAGTGGTTTAATCACAGATTTAACTACTTCATAATAAATAGATTTGCTTGGGGTGTAACCTTAAAAAATACACCCATTCAATTAACCAAAAAGTTGAAGTCTTAAAAAGGTTATAGACAGAACAACAAACGGAGAAAAAAAATGAGAACATTAAACGACTACTTTATAACATCTGCAATTCCAGACGTATCAACAACATCATCAACTTTTGTTTGTGTGCCTGATGGCGGAAGAATTGTTAAAATTATTACACATAACAAAGCAGTTACAACTGGTACAGCAGCTATTACTTTTGAAATAGGTGGTATAGCGGTAACTGGTGGAGCAATTAGTCATACAGCTTCAGGATCAGCTAGTAGAGTGGCAACTGCTGAACCAACAGCTCTTAACAGAGTAGAAGAAGATGGAACTATCGAATGTATTACTGATGGTGGTTCAACAAATACTTCTAAAATGGAAATAACTTTTGTTATTAGAAGATAATAAGATATAACAATATTTGGGGGATCTTACCTAGCGGTACTTCCCCCTTAAATAATTAGGAGAAAATAATATGAGTTTTAATTACGGACTAAGACCTACTACACATCAAGGTAAAACAAGTGGTGGAACATCAGCACAATCTGCTGCATTTGGAACACAAACTGAATATGTAAGAATAGCATCAACTGCTGACGTATATATATTATTTGGTGCAAACCCAACTGCTGTTGCAACTGCTAATTCTTCAACTATCTTTATACCTGCTGACCAACCTGAAATTTTTAAAGTTTCACCAGGTGAGAAAGTAGCTTTTATTGGTACTGCTGAAATTTCTATTACTGAAATGTCTGGCTAATGGCTAAACAAAATTTTACATATTATGTAAAAAGAGATCAGAATAAAAAACGACCAGGTTGCCATAAAAAATCTCAGAATAAATCTGAGTGTAGGCAAAAAAGTCAGAATAGATATAAAGGTCAAGGCAGATGAGAAAAGATACAGTATTAGATGGATTACAAAAAACTACTTACATGCAAGATGACATGGAAGGTAAAATTATTACTAAGGAAGAAGTTGATATAACTCCTCACTTAGATCATAATAAAAAACTACTAAATTTAAATGATGGTTATTCTAAATCAAGAGATTTAAAAAGAGTTGCTAGTATTCCAACTTTAGCTTTAAGTGTCTGGGCAAAAGAGTATAATGGTAGTAATAATTGGTTTGCACTTCCTCCTGAAGTACAGAACAAAATATTAAAAACAAAATTGAATAGTAATGAGTTTCAATACTTTAAAACAGCAGAAGGTAATATATAATGGCATTAGCAACTTACTCAGATTTAAAAACATCATTAGCAAATTGGTTAAACAGATCAGATTTAACAACAGAGATAGCTGAAGATTTTATTGTCTTAGCAGAAAAAGATTTTAATTCTAAATTAAGAGTTAGAAAAATGATTACTCAATCTTCAATTACAGTTGATTCTGAATTGGTAGCTTTACCAACAGGATTTTTACAAGTAAGAGATTTTTATATTTTACAAGGTGGGGTTAAATATCCTTTAAATTATATTACACCAGCTCAAATGGATCAGATTAAAGGAACATCAACATCTGGAATGCCTTCTACTTATACAATTTTAGGAGATAATTTAAGATTTGCTCCTGTACCATCATCTTCATATTCAGGTATTATAAATCATTATAAAGAATTTGATCCTCTATCAAGTTCTAATACTTCAAATTATATATTAACAAATCATCCTGCTATTTATTTATATGGATCATTATATCATGCTTCTAATTTTTTAGGTGGTATTGAACCTAATCAAGCAGGACAATGGGAAAAAATGTATCAAACAGCTTTGGAAAGACTTGACAGAAATGATAAAGAAGATTCTTATGGAAATGCACCTTTACAACAAAGATCAGATGTAAGTGTGGCAGGTTCATTTAATGATATAAGTAGATTTTCTACAAACAATAATAATTAGGAATATTAATGCAAGTACCTTTTGGAGAATGGCTACCTGACCAACCAGAACATAATAATCCTGGTGCTAATGTAGCTAATAATGTTTACTATGCTTTAAATTCTTATAAAAGATTTCCCTCTCTAGTTAATTATTCTACTAATGCTCTACCAAAAGATTCAAGAGGAGCTGGTTCTTTTAGAGATAATACTAATACTGTTTATAATTTTGTAGCAACACAAGATACTATTTATGAATTAACTGGCGGAGCATTTTCTGAATTAGGTGCAGGTGGATTATTACTATCTACAGCTAAAGCTTCATGTACAATTACAGTTTCTGATTATGCAAATATTGCAGCTGGTAAAACAATTACTTTAACAAAAAATGAATGCTTCAACTATTGTATTTACTTCAACAGCTGGAGTACCTTCTACTAACGAATTTCAAGTACAAACTGATAACGATACAACTGCTACAAATTTAAAAACTGCTATTAATGCTCATGCTGATTTTACAGCAACAGTATCAACTAATGTTGTTACAGTAACAAGAGCAACTATTGGTAGAGAAAATTTAACTAATGTTTCAACAGATACTGTAAGACTAACAACTACAAATTTTGTTGGTGGAACACCTTTAACTGGTGGCTCTACAGATTATATAACTTTTACTCAATTTGGAAATTATGTAATTGCAAGTAATGGTATAGATGCACCTCAATATTATTTAATGGGTACTTCAAGTGTTTTTGCAAATCTATCTGCTATCAAAACATCAGGTACAGTTCCAACATTTAAAGTTTCAGGAGTGGTTAGAGATTTTCTAGTAACTGGTAATGATTTAACAGCTGCAAATAAAATACAATGGTCTGGAATTAATGATATTGCAACTTGGGAAGCTGGAACTAAACAATCAGATAGTCAAGATTTACCTGGTTCTGGTGGACAAATTACTCATATAACTTCTGGAGAGATTAGTTATGTATTCAGACAAAATTCTATAATTCGTATGGACTATGTCGGTGGTGCAACTGTATTTAGACTATCAATGATTTCACCTAATAGAGGTGCGGTACTTGGAAGAACAGTTTGCCAAGATAATCGTAGAGTATTTTTTTATGCTGATGATGGTTTCTTTGAAATTAATGGAGATACAGTAAAAGCTATTGGTGCAGAAAAAGTAAATAGATTTTTTGATATTGATTTAAATAAAGCATATTCAGATAGAATAGTTGCAACAACAGATCCCTTTAATCAATTAGCAATTTGGCTTTATCCATCAGCTGATGATACAGCAAATACTACAGGAATTTGTGATAAAGTTTTAATTATAATTATGCTACAGAGAAATGGTCATCAGCTAATGCTAGTGCTAGTACAATATTCTCTCAATTCGTTGGAGCTTATACAGTTGAGTTAATGGATATTATTCTG